GCAGCATAGATAAAGTTATTTTCTTTAGAAACAGCCTTAACAATAGCTTCTTCAAGACTGCCTTTTTTAGTATTAAGATATTTCATCTTGTTCTCCTAGTCTAATTTTCCGCCAGCCGAAACATAAGCAGCTATTGCCATTTTCTTTTTTTCTTCTGGTGTTTTGTTATCGAATTGTGGTGCATCAGATTTTTGAAAGTCAGATATCCATGCACCAAGTCCATCTGATACTTTTAATTTTTCTTGCACATCACCTTTACCATAAGCATAAAGTGTCTTTAAATAATCATGTGCTTTTGTTAGTTTGTTTTGAAACCATTCTTCCATGTCACCAGTTTCTTTAACTCTGGATTCTATACCTTGTAAAAAATGTTGCATTGCACTAACTTGTCTTACTGCCATGGAAACTTCTTCTTCTCCACCAGTATCTGTTGCATCAATAGCTTCTTGTTTTTTCTTTACTTCTAGTAAAGTTTCTGCCATTGTTTTTGTGTATCTAGTCATTTTCTTTTTCCCAAATTTTAAGTTTTAAATCAGTAGTTCCTTTTAACAATCTATGAAACTGATATGCTTTAACTTGATATAAGTTTTCTTTAACGAGCTCGATAGGATCTTCATCTTCTTTTTGCAGACTCCAACCCTCTCCTTCAAGAACAATAATATCTCTGTCTTTTTTATCTCTATGCCAGACAAGATCATATTCACTACAAGTTTGTTTAAATGTTCTAATGAAATAATCGTTCTCTGGTTTTTTATCATCTTTGTATATCTCTACCAAAAAAAGTTTCCTCCGCCTGATAAACCTAATTGTTTTGCATATTTGGGTAATCTACACGCCCAATATGATGCTTTAGTTTTGTCTGTTCTAGTATCACACTTATGTCTAGCTGCAAAACTTTTTCTTGCTTCAGGGTCGTTTAATTTAACTTTAAGTCCTGTTGTATCACCCCAAGTAACTTTTTTAACATTACCTGTTGATGGGTCTTTCACATAAACATAATATTTTTTAGGGCCACCCCTTTTAGGTTTATTTAATTCAACATCATCTTCTTCAAACATTGGTGTATCTAATGCAACATTTTTACCTTCGTATTCTGCATATTCACCAATATCGCCTTCTAATAATTCAATGTCAAATTTGTTATCGACTTTTAATTTATTTTCTTTGTATAGTTTTTTCTTTTCTAAAAAATATTCAAAATACTTTTGAGAACCAACTCTGTAAATATTTGATTTAATTAAATCAGATTCTTGTTCACAATCTTCACAACATGATGAACGAAACTCTGTAAATGATTTTACTTGACCAGGCGTATCTTTTTTATATTTCTTTGCAAGTTTATCTGTTCCAAAATCACCTGCACCACCATATTCATATTTGTCTGATTTCTTTTTTGTTCCATCACTTCTTTTAATTAAACCTTTTGCTTTTAAATGTGCAATGTCAGTAAATCCTGCTTTACCAGACTTGTATCTTTTCATTGCATCTGAAGTATTAACTTCTTCACTCTTACCTTTATGTTGTTTCCATAAATCTGCATCACCAGTTGTACGAGTTTTACCACCAGTTATAAAAGAATTAACTCTTGCATGACCCCATTGTTGTGGAGTAGTGCCTGGTCTGTGACCTGTTCTCCAAGCCGCAACACCACGATTGTAAACTTTCTTTAGTATTGAAAAAGAGATTCCAGACTTTTCTGCTTTCTTCTTTAATGAGGAATCAGCAGATTCTTTATACAAATCAGGAAACTTCTTTTTCATCGCTTGTGTATATTTTGATGGTTTAGTTTTTGCACCCTTATCACCTGGCGCTGGTTTGTATGCACTTGGGTCATCATCAGACTTACTTGCACCTTTTTTGAAATGTGCATCTCTTTTGTCTTTTGTAGACTTTGACATTTCATCACCATCAGCATCTTTTGCAAAATACTTTGCAGGTTGTGTTCCTTCTTTGTCTTTTACATCTTTATCTTGTTTTACATTTCTTTCACCTACTGGAACACAATTAGGAACTATTTTACCGTTTTTCATTTTCATTCCAATTTGTTTGAAACCAGGCCAACAATCTTCTTTTAGTTGTATTTCAAATAACCATTTCTTATGTGTTGTTCCATCTTCTTCTGCAAATACAAGATAGTTTGTTCCTCTACGAATTATTTCACCAGAAACTCCAGTATAAACATCTTCAACTATATCACCAATGTTAAAGATTTTATTTTCTAAATACATATCTCTTATAACATCTTCTTCAGTTAATGTAGGTGAGATTGTATTAAATGATTCTATGACTTTCATATACTTACGAATATCTTTAAACATTTTTTGTGCATGACCAAATGTTTTTGGTAATCCAGATTTAAATGTTTCAAAATCATTTGATAAAGCTGCACCTCTCATTTTAGATGCAGACATGCCTTTTACACCATCTGCATCAGGGTCTCTATCACCAGCAGAAGTTACAGTAACAGTTTTAAAATCATAAAACCCATGTCTACCTTGTAAACCATTATACTTTGATAATATCTTATGAAATTCTCTAATTCTATCTGAACCTACAACCATTTCTATATCAGTAAATCCTTTATTGTATAATGATACTGCAATGTCAAATACATTCTTTTCTGTTCCTGCAATAATTTTCTTTGCGTGTTTTGGAAACATACTTCTCATATATGCAATCTTTAAAGATTGTGGTAATGGGTCTTTCTTTGTATTCTGTGAATGAGATGGATAAATGAAATAAGAATTACTACCTGCAACTTTAGAAACTTTATCAATAAGTTTTTCATGACCTATTGTTGGCGGATTAAATCTACCAAAAGTAAACACAGCAGTTTTCTTTTTTTCTTCTCTTAAATCTTTAAATGTTTTTAAAACAACTTCTTCTTTTTTCATTTGTTTTTCGTATTTTTTAACTAATTCTCTTTCTATATCACGAACCTCGTTATCAATATATTTTGCTTGATTTTTCTTATTTGGAATCTTCATTGCAAAATCAACCATCTTCTGTAACTTTTTTTGTAATGATGCACCTTGAGTTTTTACAAACGCATCATAGTCTTTTGTTTTAGGATGATTCTGTTGAAATCTTTGTATAGCTCGGTCTTTTGTTACCTTCATTTTTTATCACTCAAATTTTGTTTGTAAGTTTTTAATCTTTGTATTTCTTTTTGTCTTACTGTTCTTAATAACTTCTTTGCAACTTTTTGTATAAATGCACCTTTAGTTGCAAGAATTCTGTTATCAAATGTAACTCTTTTTGATGCAGGCATTTGTGCATAATTCTTTGCAGATACACCACCAAACTTTTTGATTGCTAACATCTTTGCTTGTTTTCTTGCTCTTCTCATTAACTTTTCAGGTGTTGCCATTTTACCTCGAAGTCTTTTTAGTTTAGCTTGAAATGCAGATGATCTTGCCATTCTTCCCATACGAATACCTACTTTTCGTCTTTGTGCAAAACTCATTGCTTTCTTCTCTGGTAGTGATTGCATCAATTCTTTAAAAGTTTTCATTTACTTATCCCAATTTTTTATTGCCGTAAAGTTATTAAAACTAAATTCCATTCTGTCAACAAGTTTAACTGCATTTCCTTTTACTCTATCAATTGCAACATAACCTTCTGGATTTGTTACTTTGTATCCATTTGCAGTTTTGATAAATGTATCTGTTAACTGTCTAACATTATTTAGTTTCTTTACTACAGACATTTTTGCATTGACAATGTGATTCTGAAAATCTACAATGTTTGATAAATTAGCTGTATGTTTTTTTAATTCTCTTAATACTTCTGTCTTTTTGACTTTTACTTTTTCTTTACTTTTATCTGTCTTTAATTTATTCATCTGTTTATCAAATGCATTTTCAACCCACTTTAAATAACCCTGTGCGTGTTTCTTTGCATCTGATACTGGTTTACCTTCTCTTACTTTTGAATTGTTATATGTTTTTAAACCTGCACTTGCATACACACCAGTAAATGTATTTTGTAAATTTAAAAAACTCTTCAACAATGACGAATTAATTTTTCTAAAAGTTTTACCTGCATTTGATAAATGTTTTGTTACAATTGCAGTTTCTTTTTCAGTCATTGTTGCTTTACCTGAAACATCTTTATAAGTTGCATCATCAGTCCATACTGAAGATACTTTATTTAAATTAGATACATCTGCACCAAATGAAGCTTTCATATCTTGTAGTGCATCACCTGTATAAGTTGTATGCCATACAACACCAACTTTTGCATTTTTAATTTGTTTACCTAAATCAGAATCTACTGGAACTGCATAAACAATTGTATTAGGTTGAAATGTATAATACTTTGTTCCATCTATATTCTCTGTATTAATATCATCAGATGTAAACATTAAGTCACCTTGCAAAACACCTTTAATATTAAGTTTAGAAAATTCTGCAAGTGCAACTTTAAATTTGTCATTAAGTTGTCCAGATAAATCTGCATCAATCTCTGCAACTGATTTATAAAGTTTAGGATTGATATTAAATACAGATTTCTTTGCAACAAAAAATTTATTATCTTCAGGATCAATACCAGCAAATATTGCTGGAGCACCATCCCATTTTACAGTCATGTTAATTGATGAACGACTAGAACCTGCTAACATATCTCTTAATGATTGAACAAAATTAATTGCAGCTCTACCACCATCAACACCATAATTTAGAATTTCATCTTCGATATGTTCGAGATGTAAATTCTTACCACCTTTATCTTCTTTTAAGAAAGAACTAAATCTAATCATACAACACCACTATATTGCATTTTTAATTGTAAGTATTGTCCAAGTCTACCTTGACCAGATGTTCCTTTTTCTGCTCTAACACCTGAATCAGAACGAATAGTCATTTTTAAAGTTTTCTTATCTTCACTTGTGAATATGTCTATAAGATATTCTTGAACAGAATTTTTATTTAAGTAAGCATGATGTTTTGTAACTAAAGGTATCATGTCTACAATATCATCACCTTTTTGTTCAGCTGTTTTTCCAACTGCTTTAACCATTACTAATGGAATTTTTTCACCTTTTCTTTGTAAATTGAATGTTTGTTTTACCCATTCAATAAAAGTATCATTGTCCATATTATTAATAACTTTACACATATGTTGTCTACAAACTACTAACATTTCATTGTATAGTACATTTGCTTCTTCTTCGTTTTCAAGATAATAATCAACATATAATTTTGTAACTTCTTTGTTCTTTATAAAGTTATCTTTGTTTGCAACTTCACTAACGCCAGGTATTTTTGAGTATACTCTTTTCCACAAATCACTTTCTAATGATTTTGTATCTATACCAAGATTTTTATATTGAGTTCCAACATATGTATTTTTTAATGGTTCTTTTGATTTTTTAGTACCTGCTTTTAAACTGACACCAATAATATCTCCATCTTTAAAGAATACAAAAATATCACCAGCATGATTATTTGGAACACCTTTAGGTTTTGCACGATAACCCCAAACAACATTTTTTATTGGTTTGGTAGAATTTAAATCATAGAGATAATTTGTAATACCTATGGCATTTTCCATTTTAGTTTTTAGAAATTTCTCATCCATAGTTGGTAATTTTTCTATAACTAATTTAGCTGCAACTGCATCTTTTTTGTCAAAAGATGCTTTTGCTTTACCATTGATATTTAATTTGTATAAGAATTTTTTGAAATCTTCGACTGAAGTAGGTTTATATTTTAGATTAAATGCAAGTGCTGGGAATAATTCTGTTACTGAAGCATTGAGAGTAGTATCAACTCTTTTTTCGAGTAGAATATCTTCAGATATATCTGATGGGCCGTTCCTTAAGAACTGCAAGAAAGTTTTCATATTTTACACCTTTTCCATTTATACAAATTATTATATATTATTTATAATAACAGTATCTTTGAAAGATGTCAAACTTTAATATCAGAGAATTTTTCGTAACTTCTAGACTTGTCAAATAGAGGTTTATCGTCATCTTGACCGTTATCTATGATATCGTCTTGTGCTTCTTGTTCACAGTCATAGAGTTTCATTTTACCTCTATCAACACCAATAACGAATCTTTTGTTCATATTAGGGTCATTATAACGATTCTTTAACTGTTTTACCATTATTTGATTAAGTTTTTCGAGCTCTTCAGTAGAAATAAGTGCAAACATGAAATCAGCCGTAGCAGGAAGAGCAAAAGATTCTGATGTATCTTCCATTCCAATGTCGCTGTTTGAATACCCGCCTCTAGTTGTTTGTGTCGCAGAAACAATCGGTAGATTATTCTCAACTGCCAACCCTCGAAGTTCCTCTGCAATCGCTTTAATATAGAAGTAACTACCCACATTTGCATTTCCTTTAAATCTTGATGATGCACAGATATTTAAATAATCAACAAATATAATATCTGGCTTGAATGATTTCTTTAGTGCAAGTTCTTTAATCAATGCACGGAAATGACCAGCATGAGCAGATGCAGTTGGATATTCTTTAATAATCAATCTACCTTTAGTTTTAGATTGTATCTTTGTCAATCTATCTTCAAACATCTTTTTAGGTAATTGATGTAATTCATCCATTGTGACATTCATTAAGTTTGCATCAATTCTTTCTGCAATCTTTTCTTCAGCCATCTCTAATGTTATATATAAAACATTTTTACCTTGCATTAGAAGTGATGATGCAAAGTGACACATGAATAATGATTTACCAACACCTGTACCTGCAAGTGCAACATTTAATGTTTTTTGTGGTAAACCACCTTTAGTTATTTTGTTGAAATAATCTAAATCAAATTCTATCTTTTCTTCTTTCTTATGATAGAATTCAAATCTTCCTTCACCATCATCAACATAATCATGACCAATGTGTTGGTCAAATCCAACTGATAGTGCATCAGATAAAACATCTGGTATTGCATCTATTTGTTTTTGTTTATCTTTACCATCAATGATTTTGATAGATTCTAAAACTGCATTGTAAACAGCTTTCTCTTTACAAAACTTTTCTGTTGTTTCAACTAACCAATTTAAATCAACTTCTGCATCAGATAATGTTTCAACAACTTCTAAAACTTTTTTAAACTCATCATCATTTAAATCTTTTCTTTTATCAAGTTCAATTGATAGTGCTTGTTTAGTTGGTCTGTTGTTAAACTTTTCTACAAACTTTGAAATTTCTTCAAAGACAATTCTCTCTTGTCTATCAGAAAAATATTCTGATTTTAAAAATGGTAAAACTTTTCTTGTGTAGTTTTCATTATAAACTAAATTACTTAATGTCGTTCTCTCTATTGTCGGTGTTGACATATTCCATACTTCCTTCTTCAATTTGTTTGTCCATGATATCAACTAGGATATCCCCTATTAAATTAAAAAAATCTTCTTGCATATCTTCTTTTGATAAACCATTTGAATCAAGTATATCCCATTCAAATTTTAATGGCATATTACCATTTTCATCTTCATCTGCAAATGATACTTTTCCATAACGATAAACAACACCTTGGTATTTACCTGCATCTTTTGTCAAGCCTATTCCTGTCCAAGTTTGTTTTTCATTTACAACATATGTGTACTTA